GTATTAGAAAATTATACGGTCCATTTAAATACGCTTACTCAGCGTAATTGATCGTATAAATAGTAATGTAAGGCTGCTCGTAAGTCCTTACATTATAAGAGGTAGAGTGTCTTCCGCAAAGACACTTAATTCGGTGACCTTTGGCAGTTTAACTCCGTGATAAAAGAAACTGCCTTTTTGGTCCATTGGTCTTTGTAGCACTACGATATGCCACCACATGTCTATGGTGATATGCGAGGTAAGACTCGTTAGGGTAAAAGTGGGTGAGACCTACCACTACCATTATAAATAATAATGACAATGCCATAATGGGTTGTCAAAATTAACTTGCTTTAATAAGGAGGATATAACATGACAAATAAAGCACTTTCTATTTTTAATCAATTAAGACCAGTAACCATAGGGTTCGATAACGTGTTCGATCATTTTGAAAGAATGTTTGACCATCAGTTCGACAATATTACTGTGCCTAATTTCCCACCATATAATATCGTTAAGACTGGCGAGAATGAATATGATGTTGAATTAGCACTTGCTGGTTTCAATAAAAAAGACATTGATGTTACCGTAGAGGATGGTATCTTAACTATCAAATCAATTGTTAAAGAGTCAAAAGAAAAAGAGGATGGAGTAATACATAAGGGTATTGCTAAGAGATTCTTTTCTAAATCTTTTACAATCGCTGATGATGTTGAGGTTAAAGGTGCCGAATTAAAAGACGGCTTGCTAAAAGTCTCTTTGGAGAGAATCATACCAGAGAGCAGAAAAGCAAAAACAATCAGTATCAAATAAATTAAAAATATTGAGGGCTGCTTGACAGCCCTCTTTAAAAATGTTATTATTAATTAAAACAATTAAAGTGAAAGAAGATATATTATGAAATTAAATCAAAACACAATCGATACTCTAAAAAACTTCGCAGGTATTAATACTAATATTCTGATTAAAGAAGGTGACGAGTTATCAACAATCTCAACAATGAGAAATATTTTTGCTAAGGCAAAAATCTCAGATCAATTTACAAAAGAATTTGGTATATATGATCTGAATGAATTTTTATCTGTACTATCAGGATTCAATAAACCTGAAGTTTCTTTACAAGATAAGAATATGCTAATAACAGCAGAGGGTTCAAGAAAAACTAAGTATTGGTATTCTGATCCATCTGTTATTGTATCACCAACAAAAGAAGTTAATATGCCTGAGGCAGATGTAAACTTTAGTCTGTCATCATCTAACTATAAAGAATTGTTAAAGATGGCTGCTATATTGAAGTCTCCTGACTTAGCATTAGTCGGTACTAAAGGCGGTGATATTCTTCTTAAAGTTTGTGATAAAAAGAACGACACATCAAATACATTTGAAATTGTAGTAGGAAAAGACGCTACAGCAGATTATACTTTCTATTTTAAAGTAGAAAATATGAAAATGATGGAAGGTGATTATGATGTTGCAGTATCTTCAAAATCAATCTCACACTTTAAACACACAAAACTACCTGTTGAGTACTGGATTGCTTTAGAACCAGACAGCACTATAACGAAGTAGGTCTGTAATGAATACAGATTTTTTGTGGGTCGAGCAATATCGACCAAAGACTATTGATGATTGTATATTACCTGATTCTTTAAAAACATTATTTAAATCGTTTATTAAGAAGGGTGAATTATCTAATCTATTATTATCAGGCACACCAGGCATAGGTAAGACCACAGTTGCAAAAGCAATATGTGAAGAAATGAATTGTGACTGGTTAATGATTAACGGTTCTGAAGAAGGTGGTATTGATGTTCTAAGAAATAAGATTAAAAACTTTGCTTCAACCGTATCACTATCTGGTGGTAAAAAAGTTGTAATCTTAGACGAGGCAGATTATCTAAATCCACAATCAACACAACCTGCATTAAGAGGTTTCATCGAGGAGTTTCATGCTAATTGTAGATTTATTCTTACTTGTAATTTTAAGAATAGATTGATTGAGCCAATACATAGTAGATTCTCAAACATTGAATTTAGAGTTAACCCTAAAGATAAACCTAAACTTGCAAGTAAATTATTTGAGAGAGCAATTTATATTTTAAAAGAGCAGAATATTAGTTATGACGAAAAGGTTATCGCTGAATTAATCAAGAAACATTTTCCTGATTTCAGAAAACTAATAAATGAATTACAAAGATATTCTGTAAGTGGTACAATAGACGCTGGTATTCTAGTAAATGTATCAGATGAAAATTTAAAATCATTGCTAACTCATTTAAAAAATAAAGAGTTTAGTGACATGAGAAAATGGGTCGTACAAAACCTAGATAATGATCCTGTTAAAATTTTTAGAAAGATATATGATACACTATATCAAAGTCTAGAACCATCTACAATACCTATTGCTATTTTAATTATTGCTGACTATCAATACAAGTCAGCGTTTGTTGCTGACCAGGAGATCAATCTAGTTGCTTGTTTAACTGAGATGATGGATCGGGTCAAGTTCAAATGATAGAAAACCTAATGGTACAACAACAGGTAAAGAGTGTGTGGGAACACATGGTTGGCGTCATGTGTTTAAATATGACACATAGAAAACAGGTCAAGAAAGTTTTACCCATACTATTTAAAAACTATCCTAATGCAAAAGCATTCCTACAAGGTAAGAGTGAGGATCAAGAAAGACTATTACAACCTTTAGGTATGGTTCATGTAAGAACACAAAGACTCAGACGAATGAGTGAAGATTTTTTAAAGTGGGATCGTAAGGATGCTACAGACCTATATGGTATAGGTAAGTATGGTAGCGATAGTTATAGAATATTCTACAAGAATGAGATACCTAAAGATGTACAAGACAAAGAATTAAAAAGGTATGTAAATGAGTTATGAGTTAAAAGATTATCTTAATGCTATAAACTTTACTAAAAAAGACTTGATGAAGTCTGAAGATAAATTATGGCAAAAGAAATACCCTGCTTTTATAGTTAATAAGATACTCTCTGGTTTCAGGGATTGTATTAATCTTGTTAGCACAATAAATTACTATCACTTCCTAGACAAGGATATACAATTTCAGTTTCTACTAAATAGTATTAGATCAAAGAAAAGGTTTAGTCCTTTTTTGAGAGCGAGTAAGTTAAGAAACATTGAGTGTGTAAAAGAGTATTATGGATATAGTAATGATAAGGCAAAGTCCGCTCTTGATATACTCACCAAAGATCAGATAAAACTGATTAAGGAAAAATTATATAAGGGTGGGACCAAATGAACGAATTAGATAATCTCTGGCATCCAGAAAAGATGTTAGAAGTACAACTGAAAGAACCCGATGACTTTCTAAAAGTCAGGGAGACTCTTACTAGAATAGGAGTGGCATCCAGAAAAGATAAAAAACTATTTCAATCTTGCCACATATTACATAAACAAGGAAGATATTTCATAGTGCATTTCAAAGAGTTATTTGCTTTAGATGGTAAAGAAGCAAACTTCTCTGACAATGACGCTGAGAGAAGAAATACAATTGCTCAATTACTAAGTGATTGGGGATTGATCGCTATATTAAACAAGGAAGTTGCTGAGAAGAAAGCACCATTATCACAAATTAAAGTTTTAAGTTTCAAAGAAAAGAACGAGTGGGACCTTCAAGCAAAATATAATATAGGTAAAAAAATAGATGAAGGCACCAAAGTTTAGAGAGTTTATCTCTGAGAAGGTACAGAGAAGCGAAATACAGGTTGCTATCTTAACAAAGGTAGACGCTGACAGCAAGAATGTTGTTAGTAAAATGATAGAGAAGGAATGTGAGAGAAGAAATATTCCTTGTTTTATCATCAATACATCTGAAGCATGGGTATCTAAAAATGATTTAGAGAAAGGTACCTTATTTGTATCAAACATAGATGGCGAAGATAAAGAAGCAGAGTTCGAGTTATCAAAGACAATTTGTTTTGCTCGTGCTGGTGTTCTTGAAGATGAGACTGGTCTAGCACTATTATCTACATTTGAAAATGCTGGTGCATTTATGATTAATACTAGAAATGGTATGCTTACTTGCGATAACAAGATGTCAGCATACATCGCTTTTGAACGAGATAATATTCCCACACCTAGAACAGCGATGATATCAAATGAAAAAAGTTTGATGGATGCTCACAAAAGAATAGGTGGTAAGTATCCTGTTGTCATGAAGACACTAACAGGTACACAAGGTATTGGTGTATCATTAATTGAATCTGAAAAAAGTTTAGTCTCTGTTGCACAATCACTATGGAAGTTTAACGCTGCTCTTTTGATTCAAGAGTATATGAAGTTTGATTTTGATATTCGTACAATAGTTATTGATGGTAGAGTTTTGGCGTCAACAAAAAGAATAAGTGCTAAGAAAGATTTTAGATCCAACAAACATAGAGAAGCGACAACTGAACCTTACAATTTATCAGATGATGAACGTAAAGTTGTATTAGACGCTGCTAGATCAACAGGTGCATACATGGTTGGTGTTGACCACGCAATAGTCAATGGTAATTATTATGTGTTAGAGTGTAATGGATCACCAGGTATAGGTTCAAACTTTGCTTTATACAACACAAAATTAAGAGATAGATCACATATAGGAAAAACAACACCTGATAGTGTTGTTAAGGGTCTATTTAATTATCTAACCCAAGATGTACATAGAAAATACTCTTTCACAAAAGAGGCAGGGTTTCATGAGAGAATTATTGTTGATGGGTATGGACCTGTTAGAGCTAAGTTCGATACAGGTAATGGTACTCAGGCGTCAATGTTTACAGTTGATAAGTTTGATGTATCAAATAAAACTGTTAAATGGGAAAAAGATGGCAAGAAGTTTACGAGTAAACTAGAGGGTTACTCAGAGGCAACCAGAATAGATCAGGTTGATAAAAGACCGATAGTAATGATTGATCTTACTTTCAATAACAAGTTCTATACAGATGTACCAATTGGTCTTACAACCAAAGATTCAAGAAGCACATTTTTAATTAATAGAGATTTATTGACTAGATTTAAAGTCAATGTAAATCCAAATAGAAAGTTTGTTCTTTCTTCTTGGATTGAGAGAAGTGATGGCAATGATACAAGAGGCGTTAATTTACCACTTGAAAAAAGATAGTAGTCGCTTTACAATACAAACTAAATATGATATAATGTTATATAATATAAGGAGTGAACAATGGCACAAAATCATCAAACAAACAATCCACTATACAAAGCACTAGAAAAAAAATATGAATCAGATATTGCTTCAGCAAAAGCAACTATGATAATCTATTTTGATAATCCTGTTGCGATAGGTGAACACCCACAACACATAACAGAATTAGATAAGTTAAATGAACAACTAGCAAACGCAGAAGAAAAACTTATCAGTTTAAGAAAACATTTTAACAATACACAAATATAATTAATGA